AGCGAGACTAGAGTTGAGAGTCTTAAGGGATCGGGCATTGTTGATGTTCCTACTCCAAAGGAAGAAGAAGTCGTTAAACAGATGAGGCGAAAGGATACTAATCTTGATTCTATACTAGCTAAGTACAAATGAAATGTCCAAGAGACAATTGCAAAAACGAGGCAGATATCAGTCCAATCTTTGGGGTGTTGCCTTGTGTGGAGTGTCAAAGAAAGGACGAGAAGTTTAAGATTCACAAATCGCCTGAGTTTTATTCTATTAGCAGAATGCATCGGGTACAGGCTCAAAGAGATAAACATTTGGGAGATATGTTACAGCCTTATGAGAAAGGTAAGGCTAATGTTGATTTCTTTAAGCGGTATCCTGAACAGGTCAAGAAATACAAAGTTAGAAGGGAGCTTGAGAAAGCTGTATAATATGACTATGATATATCGTTTTGTTCCTTTTCTGCCCTTTATAACCGGTGACAATGCTTTTAAGATGCCACCATTCTGGTATAGGCGTGTTGGAAAGAATTTTACATCTTTGGGTTATGATTATTATCTGTTTCCATTTAATCTGTTGGCGATGTTGGTAAGGAGGCTTTATGTCCATAAAACACAAGCGAAAATTAACAGACCTTGAAATTAAAGAATTAAGAGCTATTATGGAATCGGCTCCGCAAGGTCGGAAGCCGAGTGTTCGCTGGTTTTCAAGATACTTTGGCGTTAATCAGCCATCTATTATTAAATCATTAGGTGGTTGGGAGGGGATAGAAAGAGGAAGACCTGAGAAGGCTAAGAAGCCTGAGATTATTCAAACTCAGGGTACTCCTGTTAAGATTGAGGAATATAGTACAAAGATTGAATATGAAAAAAGGTAGACCAAGAAGAAGCAACAGGCGTGGTGAGCCAACTGATATGCAAAGGATGGCTGTTAATCTCATTGTTTCAGGACAAGCCAAGAGTGTTCATCAGGCTATGAAGAAGGCTGGTTATAGTAAGCATAGTGCAATGCATAAGAAGCAGGATTTCATTATGCGTCATGGTGTTCAGACTTATCTTAGGCGGTTGGATGATCGTGCAAGGATGAAGTGGGGAATGGCTGTTCAGGACAAGATTATGGATACCTATGCTGAGGCTCTTGATGCTACCAAGCTGTATGGTAAGAAGGCTATTGAACATCCCGATCATTCGGTCAGAATCCAAGCGGCAGACCGATTTTCAAGGTTCTTTAAATGGACAGAGGAAGGAATTGATGATGACAAAAAGCAGTTCAATCAGTTCAATTTCTTCAATGCCAACCCTGAACAACAGAAGAAGTTTCATGATAATTTGAAGCATTTCATTAAAGAATCGGCTATCAAGATTAATAAGTAATCACTGATATGCTAAATGAAGGCGGGGAGCCTCATTCCTACCTCAAAACAGGAATAGCCTCCACCCAGAACGCAAGGCGGGGGTAAAGCTCACTTTCAAGCGATTGTCCTCATCGGTGATTACTTAATGACCTTGACAATGTGTTCAGTTTATGTTCATATTAATGTATGAATGATTGGGTAGTTTTCTTTGCTTCAATGTCTGTTGTTGTTTTAGCTTTTGTATTATTTGTTATTTCGTGGCTATGAAATTCTGGTGCTGTAAATGTAAATGTATGCGTGAAGGTCGGGATCATGTTGTTGGCTTCACCCGAACACGCAGGAAGTTCTATAAGGCTTATTGTGTCGTTTGTAGCACTCATATGTTCAAATTAGTTAAATCTAAGCTTAATGTATGAAAAGTCTAGCGGTTAGACTCCTTGAGTTCGTTTGTAAGGCTGTTGCTGTTGTTATTGGGTTCATTATGGTCGGCTGGTGTGTTGCTATTGTTATCCTCACTCTTGTTCTTCTGTTTTCCATTCCCTTCATCTTATTGTTTGGTTTATTTTGATACTTGACAGGCTTTGGAAGCTAAGCTTAACTTTAGTTGCGTTAGATTGGGGGTGAATGAATATGATTTTTACTGAGGTTGTTAATCCTAATGAGGTTGTCGGTGTTTCTACTCTAAAGACTATGTATGATAATAATTCAATTGAGATTAGAACCGCTGATGGTAGTTATCGTTTGCAGGTTGCTGAAATACTTGAGCTTATTGCGTTTGCTGGTGATCTTGATATTAGGTTTGGTGTCGTTCAGAAGAAGAAGTATCGCTATTTAAGGCTGTTACTTCCTGAGTAGTTGCGTTTATTTAGAAAGGAGGTGAATATTTATGAATCAATATGTTTTTAATTTACAAGAGATTGCCGATGTGATCTGGGATTATGAATGGAATCAAAATGGTCTTTGCAATCTCTCTGGTACCGATATTCGGGTTGAGAATGTTCGTGTTGATCTGGGTTCTGAGAATGTGTTCTGTGATGTCGTTTTTGATATGTATGACGATCCTGATGCCCGCAGGGTTGAAAGGTATTCGGATTGCCGTTATTCGTTTAAAGTGTTGGGGTTGGAGTTGAATGGTTAGTTGTTCGTTTATTTTGGGACTTGACAATCTTTTCGCCTTAAGCGATTAATTGATTGCGTTAGATTGGGGGTGAATATTATGATTCGTTATGAATTTTACGGAAATCACGACATTTTGGAGCTTGGCTTTGAAAATGTTGGTTCGGCTTTTATTGATCTGAATGATGTCAAAAAGGCTGTTGAATCCTTTCCTGATGATGCCGATCCTGTTAGTGTTCTTGTTGATACTCAGTCTGTTCGTGATCTGTTTGGTTATTATGGTATTTTGGAAAGGTGTCCGCTTGAGTCGGTTGAAGATTAGTTGTTCGTTTATTTAGATCGGGGGTGAATAAATTATGGCTATTATTTATGTTGTTCCGTCTTTTGATTATCAGAATGGCTGGTTCTATCTGGATTATGCTGTTCGTGAGTCTGGTGTCCTTACCAATCGTTCTGAACGCTTTGATTCGGCTGAATCGGCTTCTGCTCGGTTGCTTGCTCTGCAGGCTTTGGTTGTTGCCGATAGAAACCCGAATGCCAGTAAAGCTCGTTAATTCGTTTCTTTTTGGTGCTTGACAGCCTTTTTGTTCTAAGCTTAAATGGTCTTGCGTTAGTTGGGAGGTGATTAATTTATGACTTATAATCGTGATTACTTGGTTTCCGCCTTGCATTCTCTACAGGATGCTTATGATGCTGTCGTTCTCTATGACGCTGGTTGCGATCTTGATTCCCTTGTTGCTGTCCAAGAAGCAATTATGGATCAGTTTGACGCTTTGTTTAATCGTTCTGAATTGGATGATGTCCGTTCCTTATTGCGTGCTGGTGAGTTTGATCATGGTTCTTTCGGTCATCGTGTTCCGTCTATGCGTGTCGTTAATGGAAAAGGAAAATCAGTTCGTGTGTCTATCCCTAAATAAGGTCTTGTTTAGCCCCTGAATCGTTTATTCGGTTCGGGGGCATTTTATTGTCTGTTGATATCGTGATGGTGTCAGTGGGGTTGTTGGAAAAGGTGTTTGGGTGGTGTTTGGTGTTACTTTTGCGTTCTTATTATCCGAAAATACGACCATTTTCTCTCCTGCCTCTTTTCTTCTCTGTCCGTTCTCCTTGCTCTAATCAATGTCGCATAACACACCTTGTGCGACTCATTTTACGCTTGGTTGCTCCTTTTGGGGTGTTATTCTATCCTGTAGTTAAATGGTGTTTGTGCGTGGAGGCAAAGAAAATCTCGGGTTTTGCCTTTTCTCCTTTTACCCTATAGCCTATTGTCTGTTGTGCGTGTGTGGGCAGGTACACTATGTGTACTCAGTGTCCAATCGCCTGTCCTGATGCGTCTGGTGCGGTCATTTATGTGCGTGTCTACTTGCTTGTTTGTTGCTCAGCCTTACCTATGTGTGTGCTGTCTGTGGTTATTATTTATTCTTCTTCTTTGTTCTCTTGATGGGGGGCGTACCCCTAAAAAAGGGGGGTTCGGTTCTGGTTCCTTTCCCCTTCCAAAATCATCCGTACACCCATTTTCCGAAATCATCAAGCCTAAACCTTCATCTTTTAATCGTACATCTTCATCATTTGGCAAATACTGATCCAAACAATCTGGAAATCGTGCATTTATTGTTTGCTGTATCTCTTTTGGGGTTGCTGTCCTTCTGCCAAATAAATCGGGCTTTAAAGGAACTCTATATATTTTTTTTAATTTTTGCTCTAATTCTGACATAGTTATATAATTATAGTATGAGCCAGACTATGGATAAACTATCAGGTGAGGAATTCTCCGCATTGGCTTGGATTTTAAACAATCAGATTAAGAATGAAAATGGAACCCCGATTGAGTTTAGGGATCATTCTTTCCTTATTGATCCTTTTGCAGACAACAGTCCTAGACAGGTTATTCAGAAATGTGCACAGATTGGGTGGAGTACATTGGCGATTTTAAGGAGTTTTCATTTGGCTACATATGCTGGTGCTAATATAATTCATACCTTTCCTTCAAGGAATATGAGCAAGGATTTCGTTATTCCCAAGGTTAATCCCTTAATACAGAATAATAAGGTTATTGAGCAGTTGGTATCGGTTGACAGTATCAATTTGAAAAAGATCGGACAGAGGTTTATTTATTACAGAGGATCATATGAGCAGACGGAAGCGATCTCCATTTCCGCACATATTTTGATTAATGACGAATATGATCGGTCTAACCAGAGGGTTTTAAAGACTTATAAATCAAGGTTGGATGACGCCAAAAGGGAAAGACCAGAGCTAGGGTGGGAATGGCAGTTTAGCAATCCTTCCATTCCCGGATATGGAGTGGATGTCTGGTGGCAGAAGAGTGACCAGAAGCATTGGTTTGTTAAGTGTTCTCATTGTAATTACGAGCAAACCCTTGTTTTCCCGGATAATATTAATTTTGAGACAAAGATGCGGATATGCTCCAAATGTTTCAGATCTCTTACTTCTGAGGATTTGATTAACGGCAGATGGGTTTATAAGTATAGAAACAGGGATATTTCGGGTTATTGGATTTCCCAGATGTTTGTTCCTTGGATTTCTGCCGAGAAGATTATTGAGGATAGTGAGGGCGACAAGGAGATATTCCATAACTTTACCCTAGGGCTTCCCTATGTTTCCAAGGATACTTCCCTGACAAGAGAGGCGATCATCAAATGCTTAAGTCCGGGTGGTAATCCCAAGACCGATGTGGCGATAGGGGTGGATAATGGGATAATCAAGCATTATGTGGTCGGCAATCGTTTTGGGATTTTCAGAATCGGCAAGACGGAGAATTGGAGTGATATTGAAGAGCTTAGGAATTTGTACGATGCTTCTATGGTTATTGACGCTTTACCCTACCCGACTACGCCTATGAAGTTTGCCGATGAATATCCGGGCAAGGTTTTCATTTCTTACTATCAGCAGGACAAGAAGAATGCCGG